AAAGCAAAGGCTAGCGTTTCATAATTTTCTATACAAAGCTTATTCTGTTCTGTAAATAACATTTCCAGTAACGCAAAATAAATCCCATAATATTCATATCCGCCTGCTCTTCTTAACTCTATAACTTTTATATCATTCCTTGCATTGCTATCGTGTTGGAAGTAAGTTTGTTTCATATCTCTATTTTATAAAAGTCCCAGCGCCCGCAAAAATAGAGAGTGTAAGAAAAAGGAAAAACGAGCGCCAGGACAAAATGTTAACTAAAAGGTAACTTTTCTGCACTCTCTGATTTTGTTGTGTTTAATTTTTCTAGCTCAAAACTATCTGACATAACCCAGTCTGCAAAAGTCTCAGCTTTCGCTAATATAGACGCGTTATCAAAAACTCCCTGGGCAACGCATACAGTTACCGCCCTGTCTAGGCTTGACTGTTTTACAATATATTTTTGCACCTCGTCAGTATTGCCCTGCTGTCTATAAAAAGCCTTCCCCGTGTAGTTAAATACTGGTTTAATTTTAGGAAAGTCTCCGTCAATAAACTCATATTCTGTTTCCTTGTCTACCTCAAACTTTGTCTGATCTTTTATCTTGCTGCTATATTCTCCTATGTCTCCGTTGTCCATTTCTATTTCAAATTTATACATTAATCCATATTTGCCTTCCCAAGTCCCATTGGCTTGTATATTTATCGGCGTTCCTTTTTTATTCATTTTTTTACATTTTTAATTAACAATTCTTTTAAGTCACATTGTAACAGCTCGCAAAGTACAACAATTTCGCTAAACTTAAAATCTGGTTTGTATAGTTTTTTTAATATTGTTGGGTATGTACTGCCCGCAATGTTACGTCTTTTAAACTCTCTAGCTATATGCGTCTTCTTTACTCCGCGATCACTCATCAATTGCAATATGCTTTCGCTTAATTCTTTTTGCGTTTTAAAACGCTCGTAGCTTTTTATTTCCATAATTTATATTCTTTTACGGTCGCAGTTCCGCCAAAACGTGTTTGCACCTGTTTATATTTTGACTGTATTTGTATACCTTCATTTTTTAAGTCTCTTATAACTCCCTGTAAATCTGCTATTCCTAGATCATACATAGCGTTAAAAGTAGATACCGCGTTACCGTCTTGTAAATAATTATATAGTCTGTGTTTTTGTGTTCCTGGTTTCATAATTGTTGTGATTGTTTAAATTTTTCATAAGCTTCTGGATACATTTCCTGGTAAAACTTTTCTGTTTCGTCATCTTGCACTCCAATAACTTTAAAATCACTGTCGCCTTGTTCCGCTAGATCATCTAAAAGTTTTTCTAATTGTGTTTCTGTGCCTTTAAAGTTTATAAAACCATATCCGTAATTAAAGTCTGTAAACTCTCTTCTATAAATTTTACTTTCTGTAATTATAGCGGGCATATTGCCCTTCACTTGTATTGTGTATTCCTTATTCATAACTATTTTTTTTCTATTCTTGATTGTTTTATTTGTTCTATAGCTTCCCTGGTTTGCCTGTGCAGCGTTCTTGCTAGTTTTAAATCGCTTTGTACGCTTCTTATTTCTAAATGCGTGTAAGCTGCGTTCAAGTCCTCTGCTCGCTTAATCATTTGCGCCTCTAGTTCTTGCCTATATTGCTCTAAAGCGTGTAATGTCACTGCTACGTGGTCAACGTCTAGCGTCACATATTTGTATAATTGTTCTGTTTTCATACTCTCTTATTTTTTTTACTAATATATAAAAATTATTTAACTAATTCGCTGTCTAGCGGTTTGTCTTTGTATTCGTCTACCATTTTAAAGTATTTGTAAATTAGATCTAACACTTCTACCCAGTCGTCTTGTAAAAAACAGTTTCCAGCGTTTGTGTAAATATTATATCTAAGACTGCCAACAACATTATAAGCTTCCTCGTCGCTCATATCGTCGTTATATATGTCTGTATGGTCTTTGTCAAAGTCTATAGCAATGTTTTGTCTATACTGCATTTCGTAAGCGACTTTATTAGCTACCCAGCTATACCATAACGCACGTCTAACAAATTCGCCAGTGCTAACCTTTGGTCCGTACTCTGTCAAACTTTTATACATTTTAGTCTCTTTTAACGTCATCTCCCAGTGTGTTTCTCCTACACTAGTATTTATTTCTCTACAAATTTTTAATCCTAATTTGTTAACGTCTTCGTAATTTTTTAGTAATACACTCATTTCTCTATTTTTTTTAATTATTATTTTATTTTATTAATTATTTATTAATTTACATTTTCCTGCTATAATATTCATTCTATGCTCTGCACTAATATACATTTTCATTTCTTGCAAAGTATTTGCTGTAAAATCCATTTGTTTACACACCCAAACTTTAAATAAAGTATTATAGCAAATATCTATTTTTTTATAAGTTCTGTATTTAATATATCTTTTATTTGTCATTTCTCTATTTTTATAATGTTTATACACGTAAAGATATAAAAAAAACTTTACATACAAGTCTTTTTGCAAAAAAATATAAAAAAAACTTTATTTTTTTTGTTTTATATGATATGATATTATGTAATATAATATACTATACTAGCAATGCGAACGCATAAATCTATGATATTTTTTTTAAAAAGTTGTTAAATTCTCTTCGCAGCTTTTTAACATTGTAAACTTTTTTATCGTTTTTATCGTATTTATATTCTGCGTCAAATTTAACCTCTTTTGCGTAAATGTGAAGTCTTTTCATAATTCCATTAATAAATTTACAGGCAATTTACCACTATTTAAAATAACAGCGCAACCTATAGACGGTTTTTTGCCAGACTTTGCGTATGCCATTGCATAACTTTCGTGATCTATACCGCAGCCAACCTGTAGACCGTATATTCTAAACTTTTGACCTACATAATGCTCGCAATAACTCTGCGTATGCAAGTGTCCCTGGACGGTGTTCATCATATCTGCACGACATTTTGTTCTTGCTGTACCGCCTTCTCCGTGACAGAATTGTACATCATATTTAACATATCGCTCTACAAAGTTCCAACCAGGTACTTCTAACACTTCTTTGTATGATTTAATCCATTTAGAGGGTATAGCAGAGGTCTGCGCTTTACGCATAACCATACGATCGTGATTTCCTATAACTACTGTTGCAACTGGAAACGCTTGATACCAGCGACTAAGTCTATTAATAGCATATTCTAACTCTTGTTTGCCTGAAAAATCTGCATCTATAGAAACCTCGTGATATGAAGAATAGTGATTGTCTATGATGTCGCCAATAAAAACAACTTCAGAACAATTGTATATATTATAGTTACTTATGCAAAAGTCTAAATAGTTGTCTAAACTGAATGGCTCGTGTAGGTCGCCAATGACTAAAATATTGTTATTGTGATAATTCGGAGTCTGCCTTAAATTTTTAATTAAGTCGTGCTCTGTTTGTGTTAGACGTAGTCTGTGTGTTTTTAATTCTTTTATTTTTTGTTAATTTTTTCAAACGACCTTCCGCCAAAGTATGCGCCAATCACCGTTATTAATGTCAATTGTAACAAATCTATCCAATTGTCTTTCACTGTAAAATTTATAAATCCTGCTTCTATAAATATTAACAAGACTGTAGAAACAACTAAAAAAGCTAGCGTTAACGGTCTTATGTTAGCAGGAAGCCAGCCTGCTTTGTTGTCACTTTCCCAGCGTTTTGTTATTTGTTTTTCTGCGTGAGCCTGTGCTTCTAAAAATATTTGTTCTAATTTAATTTTTAACTGTTTACGCTCTTCGTCTGTCGTTACAATATTATCAACAAGGTTATTCACATCTAACGACATCCCGCCAAATATTTTACTTAATAATTTCATAGTTCTCTGTATGTTGTCCTATTGTTCACATCTTTATAAGCTACTAAAACTTGTCGTCTGTTATAATCTAAACTGTAGCTTAGATGTATCCAATCAGGATTATTACTGTTTTTTGTTGCTGTAGCGCCACCAAATTCTAAAATACACTGATCAAAAGGTAAATCGTTGCATATTAATTGCTGATATATGCGTAAATTATGCATTTTGCCGCGATAAAAATGTTGTAAATCCACTGCCTCAGCTTTGCAGTGTTGACTGTTAGGGCTACCGCCTATAGCTTTGTTAAGTTCTTTAGACCTGTAGCCGCTGCTTACTCTTAGAGGTCCAACTGCATTCCTGAGAGGCTGTAAAAGAGCAGCAGCTAGAAGTCTTAGCTTGTGTATTTGTTCTTTATTTGGCTTGTTTTCTATGCCTAAACGCGTAGCCGTGTTGCTTTTTGTTAATTCTTGCAGCGTAAAATGCTTGCTAATAATCATTTTCTGCGTTTTAAGAGACTTTTAAGATAGGCGTAGATGTCTTTGCTTAACATAGCCACAAAACCGCCTAAAAGTCCTAAAATTATTGTTTCTATTAGTGTTTGTGTAGGTATCATTGACACCGTCAACAAGTTCCCGCAAAAAAAACAACCTAAATATTCTACTTTTTCCATTATATTATCGCACATTTTCTATAGGTTACATAAAAGTCTGCTGAAAAACTGCCGTTAAAATTTTGATTTGCATAAACAAGTAATGGTTTTGTTGTTAAAGTTCCTAAATCTCCACCTGTTTTTGTAAAAGTTCCAGGTGCAACTTGATACGAAGCACTAGGTTGTGTTTTTGCAAATCTTCTAAGAGAAGCAATAAAGTCTGAAGTGCTTGTAGAGTCGTAGCTAATTAATAAATCAGTATTATTACTAGGTGCAGATGTAACATTAGTATTTATTGTTATATTTAATATAGCATAAAAAAATCCTGCACCTGATGCAGGTAACAATTCAAAAAAAGTTCCTGCGACACCTGTGTCGTCCATTGCAGTAAAATTAGCACTTGTTATATTAACTTTTGTAGTCTGTATTATTTGTTCGTTTGTTACTTTTTTGCTCGTACCCTCTGCACTACCTGTTGTGTCAGACGCGTCAACGACGTAAAATAAATCGTCTGTTGCTATATTACCTGTTAATGCACTTTTATCTGTTAGTCTTTGACTTGCCATAGTTATCAGTTTTATTGTTTAACTTTTTTATATAATTTTTTAGCTTTTTAAAATTTTCTAAGCTCTTTGTATATGTTTTTCTTTTAACAGTCATATATAGTAATATTTGCACCTTGTAAAAAACTTTTTAACTTGTTACTAATAGGTGCTACATCTAAATTTAGTCCTGCATAGTAGTTTCTTGTTGTAGGTGACATATCACCAGGATCGTTGTTACTTGCATACTCAGGAAACGTTGCACTACCTTTATCTTGTAGATAATCTATTAGTCTTTGTCTATAAAATTCTGCTGCGTTTGTAGCAGTATTCATAAGTGGCTTTATATCTTCATATGTTGCACTACTTGACTGCTCTGTTGCACCCATAACTACAACTGCGTTGTTTACAAATCTAAGTCTTAGATAAGGTGCAAGTTGTGAAAATGCAAATTGCACAAGTGCAGGTTGTATATATGTTTCCATTAGTGTCTGATAATCACCTGTTAAAGTGCCACCTTGTATTTTTGTTTTTAGTGCTTCGTATAAGTCAGTACCTAAAACAGGTAGTATGTTCATATCTTGTGCTAATAGTATATAAGGCATTATAAGGTTGTCGTCAACTGACTCGCCTAATGCAGTATCTTTTTTAAGTCTTGATGATGATATGAATAATGTGTGTTGTATTGCCATAATTTTTTATTTTATCCTAGATAACGTCCTTGATTTGGCATATTTACAGGTGCTTTTACTGCATCTTTTATGCCTCTTGGATTTGGTGTATAACTTTTAGGTATTGCATCTACTTTATTGTAGTCGTCTAAACTTTGTCGGTCTTTTTTTACAGTACCTTTTTTTAATCTATATAATATTACTTTGAAAGCGTGGCGACAGTAGCTACCACCTTTAAACCTAAAAAGGTCGTATTTTTTGCCTTTATGTCCAAATTGCTTATTGACACCTGCATTACTAGCTGCATCAATATCTTCTATTCTGTATACAAAACCTGCTCTGCTTAGTCGCATCATATTTTGGCAAAATGGTCGTGACTTGTTACCTGCTTTGTTAGCCTTTCTGCTTTTTTTAATGTATTTAAACCTAACTCTATAATAAGATTTGTCTAAGTAGCTAAAACTATCTTCTTTGCTTGTTATTTCATCTGCAAACTTTTTAAGGTTAGTAAGCTCTATAAAGCTATCTGCCCAATGCTCATAGTCATTTACATAATCTTGTTCGTCAACTATTTCCCATTTGTCTAAATCTATTTTTTCGCCTTTAAGTGCATTAAATACATTGTTAAAGTCGTCATCTGACAGATCTGCTCTGACATTTTCTATTTCCTTAACTTTTTTTGCTGCCCAACTTTGCCCTGCATCACCACCCCATAATGCCCAAGCTATTCTACCTGCCGATGGGTAGCCTTCTTCACCAGGATAAAAACCCTCTGCTTGTTTGTCTACTTCGTGTCTTGCAAAAAAACTATTCATTCTTTTAATTGTGTCTAAACTTAAATTATCGCCATTTTTTATGTTTGTAGCTCTTGCAACTGCTACCTGTGTGCCACCTCGTCCGTACTCTCTACGCCATTCTAAACCCTTAATTGCCTCCTCTACCATACCTTTAGTAGGTTTAGTGTCTATGTCTTGTAAATCTTTAAATTTTTTTTTTAACTGCTCTTGCTCTATGTCCCTATTTGTTACTCCCTCTTTCTCTTGGTCTTCCTCGCTTTGTGTCTTTGTAACTTCTAAGTCAATAAAGTCGGCAGGTTTTAGTGTTTTAAAGTATAAATCTAAGTTTATGTCATTTACTTTAAATATCTTATTTAGTCCTTGTAATAGTATGTTTTGAAATGGTATAATGACAGTATTGTTAAATAAGCTATAAGCATCTCTTAGTTCGTCTGCATTGTTACCTAAGCCACCACCCTCTGACCTTATACCAAATAAAATTGGACTTGTTACTCTGTGTCCTGACAATATTTTATTTACTACCTCAGTAGACAAAAATTGATATTTTTCTGAAGCACCATTACTATCTATTGGCACTATCTCAGGTGCAGTTTCTTTGCCATCGTTAAATGTTATAAGTATTTTACCTGCATTGCCACTACTTGCAAATTTTTGGTTAATCTGTCTTTCTATAATTCGCCTTTCTTCATCTGTAGGTATTCCGTTTGCAAAGTTTATTGCCATACTTGGGAACATACCATTACTAATATTAGATAAATGAAACTGTGCAATCTCTAAGTCTAACTGTATGTAGTCAGTAGATGCTATATAGTCAGGCACAAAGCCATAATGCAAAGCAGGGTTTTTATCTCTAATCATCAATATCTGCGATGCTTGTGTTCTATCCTCTGTGCTAAATGCTCTATAAGGTCTAGGTTTATATTCTGCTTTTTTTGACTTTGCCCAATCTGCACTATAATAATAAGTTTCTACCTCTCCGTCAATCATTTTGCCACTTCTAATAAACTGTGCAGGGACGTGTTTTATCTTAGCTATCTTGCTACGATCCCGAGACCATATGACATTAACATAACAACCACCAAATAGTTTTAAGTCCATAGCTAAATCTTTTAACACATCGTCATCTGAGTTGTGTAGTAGTTCTGTAAGTCTTAAATATGATTCTTTTGTGTCTGTGTTTTCGTCTACATTAGTTGCAGCTATACCCTCGCCATAAATCATTGCACCTATTGACTTAATTAACGCACCATTTATTGCACTACCTAAAAATAGTTCTAGTAAATAGTTAGGATATAGGTTGTTTTCGCCAAAATTTACCCAATCGTTGCGTGTGTCCTCTACTATGTGAGGAATATTGTAATGTGATAATTTTACTAAGTCAAAATTCATAATTAAAATGTTATATAAACACTATTTGTGTCTGTGTCGTTAGTTGTGTACTGTGTAAAAGTAGATGATGATTTTGTAGAATCAAATAAATTCATAAGTGTATAGTAAACAGGTGTTGTTATTGTAGGATCTAAATTTGTTTCGCTTATATTTCTATAAATTGTTACGTCATATAATCCAAACGGAAAATCAGTATTACCTACATCTATTATACCACCTGTTAAGTTTTCACTTGTGCTATCAAACCAATAGATTACACAGTATCTATCGCTAAATGTTATTTGAAAAAGTATAGGTATAAAAAATTTAGATTTGCCTGTTTGTTGGCTTTTAAACTGTACTAAAGGTTTAATATTGCTATTTATAGCATCTTCAATATCTAAAAATGCTAAATGTGCTCCATTATTTAAGTCAAATTGTATCATACTTCTTCAAAAAATTCATATATAAATTCAGGATTATTTTCTTTTAATTCATATATTATATCTGCACTAAGTTCGTTAATACTGTGAAATACAGTACCCTCATATTTACTTTTTAACTTTAGCATGTTTCTTTTTACTTTCTTTTATAAATAGGTTATTTCTAACACTTTCTCTAAGTGATAGTATTTGTTTTTGTGTTAAGTGGTCAAGTGGAATATTTATACTGTCAATGCTTTTACCAACCCACTCTTTTTTAAGTTTCCAAGCCATAGTGTTTTTATTATAAATATAAAAGTTAAGATATTGTTTTTTAGTGTACAAAAAAAGGGGCAAAAAAACCCCTTTCTTTATCTATTTAGAGCAACGATTAAGATGTTCCTGATACTATATTTATAATGTCACTATCTGAAGTAACGTCTGATAAACCATCAAAAGGGTGCTTTGTAGCTGCAACTCCTGCACTTGCAGGTAATTGTATTAGTGCGTTTCTTTCTTCTGCACCATACTCAATAGTGTAACCTGTTAAGTCACCTTTTGCAGCACCTGTTACAACTGTCCCACCTGTTACATAGCAACCACCATCTAAACCTAGTAAAAAGACATTGTCATTTTCATCTTGTACAAATATTTGCGATCTGCTAAAAGCCATAAGTCTAAGCTCATTAGTCATATCGTGGTCAATCTTTTGTAAAGTTATAGATAGTGTTTGATTAAAAAATGTAGTTCCGTTAGCATTGTCAGATTGTATATTAACAGTCATACTAGACAAGTTAGGTACTAAGTCGTATTTAAAAACTGTTACAACTCCTGTATTTGCAGATGCCCAATTAGCAAAACCTGCGCTAGACATTTCTGTTGTGGTAATATCTGCAACTGCCGAAATGTTATTACAAAATCTTTGCGAAATGTATATCGCCTTTAACCCACCTATAGAGTCTTTACAGTCTATTAATCGTCCTCGTGTTATATCACAAGCCATATTTTTATAATTTTAAGGGTTAATTAAAGGGGAGTATATTGCAACTCCCCAATAATATAATTTATTTATGCAAAGTTGTAACCTACAACACCATCAGTTGGTACACCTGCACCTACACCTGCTGCAAACTTCATTACAACGTTAATGTTGTCTGAGCCATCATACTGATAAGCAGGTATTATTCTAACCTCATTCAAATCAGAAAGTGCGTTAGTAGCCATTACAAGGTTTTCAGGATATGTTGCTACAATAGCATCGTCAAACATACCTGGACAAATGTATATTGGATAACCCATATAACTAAGTCCTGTAAATTCACCTGCTGCACCTAATTGTTGGAACGTAGTTGCACTAGCTAATTTCATTGTATAGTAAGAATACATTTTTTGATTCATATAAAAACCAAAACCAGGTTTAGAAAGTATTGCAGACTTGTCAGAAACAACTTTAGTATACACTTCTTCTAAATTATCTAATATATTATCTACACTTGGTGCATCAGACAATTCTTGTGTAGCAAAATTAGCTAAAGCAGAGTTGCCAAAACTTACATTACCAAATGAACCATCGTTAGACAAGAATCCTGTTCCAAATGTTGCCGATCCTTTCCACATTGAGTTTTCTATAGATTGACCTACATTAGCAACTAATGTTTCTAATATAAAACTTTCAAAAGTTCCAGGTAAATCTCCGTTTCTGTCCATACCTTGACCAATCCAAGTATTATAAATTGTACCTCTACAGTATTGTACATTTACATTTAAATCTGTTAATGTTATTACACTCTCACCAATTGTTGTGTCAGTTGGATTAAAAGTACAACTAGCAGCTCCTAAAGGATCTGCAACTGATAAATTAGAAATAACTGCTTTAGAGTTAAATCCGTCTACTGTTCTAACTCCACCACCTGTGACAGTTAAGTTAGATTTTACCGCAGCACTAACATAAGGTAGAGAGAGCTGTCCTGCGTAAGAGGTTGCACCATCTAAACTTGGATTTGCAAACTCATACTTTTTGTTTGTGTTTTTATTCATTTTGATTTCTATTTATAATTATTAATTAGTTCTCTAACCCTTTCGTGATGTGAAAGATTAATTAGAGGTTTTTTATTTACTTTTTTAGTACCCTCAGGATTGTATTTTATAGCTTCTTCTGCGGGTTGTTTACTAAGCTCAACTATTTTGCTTTCTAAATCTTCTATTTTTGTCATAAGCTCACCAATTAAATCTGATGACATTAAAACAGGCTCTTCTTCTTTAACTTCTTCCTTTACTTCTTCTTCTACTTTTTCTTCTACTTCTTCACTCATTTCTTCTTTAGATTCATCAACAACTTCTTCACTCATTTCTTCTTCTTCTTCTTTAGCCTCAACTTCTTCTGCTTCTTCGCCCATATCTAGTATATCTGAACTTTCGCCAATAGTTAATATATTTCCGTTTTCCATTGTATAGCTACCTGCCTCTAATGGTGTTGCTTCGCCATCGTCAGAAATAGCAAAGACTTTAGAGCCGATCGCAAATTGCTCATCTTCTGTAGCAACTATACGACCATCGTCTAATTTCATTTCTGCGTAAAATTTTACGCTATAAGATTTAACTTCGTTTTTCAT